GTTCTGGGCCTCTGACACTGAATTACTTTAATGGATTGGCGGTCCCCGGTCCGGGCAATAGTCCTGGTCCGTTCTATGGTGCGGCCCATGTTCAGAACATCGCTCCGTATGGGAACAGCACGTGGCTCGGAGTGGGCGTTCGTCCGACTCCGTTCGATGTCCCTCCCGGAGACGATGAACCGCCGACTCCTGTGCCTGAGCCTGCCAGCCTGATGCTACTCGGATCAGGTCTGCTCGCTATCGCCAGGAAAGCTTCGAAGCGCGCATAACATGAAGATACGTCCGGTAAAGAGAGATGACTTAGAGAGAATTGACGAAATCTATCGTCAAGGTCACGATGAGCATTTCTCTTTACCGGAACTCAAAAATACCGTCACGAGTGCAATAGTTGAGAAGGATGGAATCGTCCTCGGATTCGGAGTTGTTAAGCTCTACGCAGAGGCCATCATGGTCCTTGATCTTAACAAGTCCAAACTCGAGCGAGTCGATGCTCTTGAGACCTTACTACATGAGGCTCATCGTGGATGTGAAGAATGGGGAATAACTCAACTTCACGTCTATGTTCAAGATCCAATGCTTCAGCGTTTGCTCTGTAAAAGGTTCGGATTCAAAGTTGCCGAAGGAGTAGCTTTGGTCAAGGAGATTTAATGGCTAAAGGTGAAACGAAGAAAACGAATCAGATGTTGGAGCAGGAGCGAACAAAGACTAACCAACAGTTCGATACTTTTACGAACGCCCAAGCCGGGCGATCTAATGAAGCATATGACCGTTCCAATGCTCTATATGGAGATATCAGCAGTGGATACGGGGATATGGCTAAAGGCAATCTTGTCGGAGGTGGACAGTTCCCTCTAGCAGGTGCCGGTGGTAGTGGTGGTGGAGGAGCGGCAGGTTACGACCTGTCACCGACGTATGGTGCCGTCAAAAATTCATATAATGACTTTATGACTGGTGGCGGCGTCGATGCTGGTGCTCTGCGTGCGGCTCAGGGTAATCTACTGGAGATCGGAGGTTCTGGTGGATTCGATCCTGCTGCTCGTGAGAGAATCCTTGGCGATGCTGGAATGTATCGTGACTTCGCCAAAACTGGAGGCATCTCCGAACCTGATCGTGCTCGCATGAGAGGCGGCGGGGTTTACGATGAGTTCTCCAGAACTGGTGGAGTTAGTGCTCAAGATGCAGCGAATTTGAGATCGAGGGGAAATGCTCCCATCTCAGCCATGTATGGTGGGATGACTGAGGAGATGAATCGTGCTCGTCGTATTCGAGGCGGTTCATCAGCGATGGGTAATGCCCAGGCGCTTCAGATGGCGAGAGATAGATCCAAGGCAAGTGCTGAGGCGGCTCTCTCCACAGAGCTGGGAATTACTGATCGAACCAGAGAAGGTCGTCAGTGGGGCGCTCAGGGGATGACCCAATCTGAAAGCGCATTACAAGACCTCCTCACGAGAAATCAGCTCGCAGGGATCGGCGGCGCTGCATCGACTGAATCGAATCTGTGGAACTCCATTGCTCAGAATCGAACTGGAGCATCGTCAGCTTACGGGAATGTTGAGACAGGAGCACAGGGTCTTATCCAGAAGGGTAAGATGTTCGGAACTCAGGGGATGGAAGGCATCGCCGGAGCTGAAACATCTTCTGCTGCAAGTCACGCCGCTGCTGGAGCTTCTAACGCTCGAGCGCAATACGAAGATCAAATGGAGCAGCTTCGTCTGCGTGAGGGTCTTCGATCTGAAGGTCTTTCGGGACTATACGGCCTTCGTGGTCAGGCTCCTGGTGAAGTTGGAATGTATGATCAGAACATCCTTGCCGGAATTGGCGGACGTGCTGGTCTGTCGAATGATCAGCTCGGAATGCGCTACAATGCTCAGGGGAATAACACAAGTCCCTGGCAGACTGCCGGAAACATCCTCGGAGCAGGAGCTGGAATCGCTGGTGGATTGATGACAGGTGGAGCTAATCTGATTGCTGCTCGTAAACCTCCCGTTGTGTAGGACAATATAATGGGACTTAGAAATCCATTCGAGCGTTTCGGTGGCTGGAATGTGGGTGGCACGTATCGAGCTCCCAACCAAGCACCTAATCCAAACAATGAGCTGTTCGGCGGGGGTCGAAAGAACATCTTTGAGGGGATCTTTGGAGATTACTCTCAACCAGTAGAACCAGCAAGAACAGCAGAACCTCCCAAATCTGAGTGGGCTGACTATCTCAGCGAAATTCAGGATTTGTATACTAAACAAGGACCAGCTCGACAGGCTTACAGCCAGCATCTAGAGGCAATGCCTGAATACCAAACTCCATCTAAGTGGAATAAGTTTGGTGCGGCTCTCGTCGGAGCGGGCGAAGGTTGGTCTCATGGTGCCGGTGCCGGATTCGAGGCTGGACAGGGAGCTGCAATGGCTCCATACAGGCGTCAACTCGGTGAGTGGTCAGCCAAAGAGAAGGCACTCGGTCGTAGTGCTGATCTTGAGGATGATGCAACCCAACGTCGTCTCTCCATGATGAAGGAAGTTCGATCGATCGCACATGACGAGAATCAGTATCGTCAGACGATGAAAGATTACGATATCAAAGAGGCTGCTCAGAAAGACCTTGCTCGATATCGTGATGCTCAGATCAAAAACATGGAGGGTAGTGGATGGGTTAAGGATTATGATGACAAGGGAAACATGGTCATGTATAATCCTAAAACCAAGGAGACCCAGGTCGTTGGTCCATCTTCCAAGGTGAAAGACTGGGCATATGAAGGTCAGAGAGTTGGGCAAGGATGGGCTGGTGTTGAGACTGGCCGTCGAAATGCTGCAACTTCTGAAAGGAATGCTGGAACTGCCGAAGGTAATCTTGCAGTCAATCAAGCAGGCGAAGCTCGACGAGCAGCAAGTGCCGCTGCTGGATCTCCTATCGCTCCTGGACAATCATCCAATGCTCGTTCATCGGCACTCTCCAGAGCTGCGGCTGAAAGTGCAAAGTGGAACAAGTTCCTCAATAAGGAAAGCGGTGGAGTTGACATGGAGGAAGCCACCAAAGATTGGGCCGAATATCAGAAGTTTCTCAAACGTGTCGATGCGCTTGAGCAGGGTCTGATTAATCGGCGCACTCCTGGAACAACTCCCATCTATGACTATGATCCGGATGAGAGGTAAAAATGCCTCCGATTCAAGTAAGAAATAAGAAAACCGGAAAGGTCAACACGATCAACTGGGACAAGCCTCGTCCTCCTACGAGAGATGAGATTCTCAGCTTAGTTGTTGACAACGATGTTCCATCTCCAAGGGTTGATCCGACTGCATCTCAGGTCCAACCATACGAACCTGAGAAGTCTGGCTTTCTCGGATGGCTTGGTCATATCCCCGGAATCACTGAGGCTCCGAAAATCATCACTGATGCCGCTAAGAGGGAAGGTGAGAAGATCACAACTCCTCGTTTAGATGAGCCTCGCTGGAAGACATTAGGTAAAGGTTTCATGGCTGGCAGCCAGGAGGGTGCTGCTAGCTTGATGAACCTTGCTGATATCGGATCGATGGTGTTTCCTGAATCCAAGATCGCATCAGCTGCCCTTGCTCTCCGTGGAGCTGGAAATATCGATGAGGGAAACTACTGGCGTGGAGGGCTCGAACTCGCTTCTGGAGGACACGGACTTCTCAAGGGACCAAAATGGGGAGGATCTAGCGAACTCCCACCTTGGCCCGCAAAGAAAGCCCCACTCGCGCTCCCTGAGAGAACCGCCACTGCTGCACGATATGCCGTGGATGAGTCGGGAGTTGCTTCTGATCTTACGAGGCCGTATTCGAACGTTGCGGGTAGACCATTCGATCCCAGATCAGTCCAAGGTCCATCCGGCACTGTCGATCCGGTTAGCGGAATGGTCAAGATGCAGAGAGGACCGGGTGGTCAGTTTATTCCCAGGGAGAAACTTCCTCCTCCTACTGTCAAAGGTTCGGAACTTCCAGTCATTGACATTCCAGCGGAGGTCCAGGCGGCGTACAAGGTGGGAGTTCGTGAGCCGCGCACTGTTATCCCTGATGTCGAAGCTCCAAACCTTGGACCAGGTTATACAGGAGCGCGTCAAGGAGCGGCAAACGAAGTTGGTTGGTGGGATCGGAAAGCACCCGTCAACGCTCCAACAGACAAGGCAGTTAGAGGTGGTCCTACTACTGCCGAATATGCAGGAAGTCCTCAAGCTCGGAGAGTCGGTGAGACTCGCGATCAGTTTAGAGCTAGAGTTGCAGGCGAGAATGCCGCGGCTAAAGCGGAAGCAGCGGCGACTGGCGGCACAAAATCGTCCACGACTGCGAGCTTATCCAAATCACAACCTGGAGTCTCTGAATCTTTTGCTAAAAGACTACGCCGTCAGTTCAAAGGTGAGGAAGGTTCGGTCCTCCTAGAAGGAAGTGACGCTCCGAAACCAGCTCGAACAACCAAGCCTAAACCAGGCGAATCTCTGATGGATGCTCGTCGTCGATTGGAGAAGGAGATCGAGGATGTTCCAGCTCCAGGTGATGAAGAGACATCATCTATCAAACGTCTAGCAGAGAAAGTCATTGAGTGGGACAAGCGGAAAGGTGAGGAAGGATTCATCAACCTTGGCTCATCAATTCCACAAAAGACGAAAGATCAACTAAAGAAGCTAGGCTCTGATGCGTTCGATGTGTTCCAGACGATTCGAACGACATCGATGCTTTCTGGTCTTGCTCCAGCTAAATCTATCTCAGGTAACATCGCAGCACATGGCATCGCAGCATTGGAAAATCGAAGTATGAAGCCCCTCAAGGAATTGATGAACTTTGGGGAACATGCTGATGCCATCAAACGCGGATGGAAGATGAATGCCAATCCTCAGAATCTTGCGGGAGGGACATCGAATAACCTAGTACTGCAAGGTTTCGAGAAGATGAACCTTCCTGCGCGGGTCATGGGAGCATTCGACAGTGCTGCTCAGGAATCGCTCATGCGTGCGGGACTTAGTGAGAAGGAAGCGAAAGAGCTCTTGCTTACCTCTCCGAATGCCTTCGCTGAATCTCTTGGATTGAATACGAAGAGCGGTAAGTTCGTCGTTCCATTCACCAAGACATCAGCTAACGCATTCAAGCAAGGAATCACGCGCGCAGCTAAACATCCAGCAGTCTGGGGATCTGCGGTAGGCGCTGGATATGCGGCAGGTAATGAAACGGATGACATTAAGAAGTTGGGACTTGCATCGGCTGCAATGGGTCCATACCAATTGCCTTTCCTCTTTGGAGCGGCTCTGAAGGTTGGACCTAAAGCTCTCCAGGGTATTTCTCCTCTACCGGAATGGGGAATCTCTGGATCAATGCTCCATCCGCTCAAGACATTTCAAGAGCCGGGATTCGTGAAGGCTTATACAGACGTTGAGACGCCTCTATTTGAACTTCCCGATGTCCCAGCTCTTCAGAAATACGCGCCTGGAATCTTTGGCAAGAAGAAGGTAAAGCGATTACCTCAGTAAGTCACAGTCGAAGTCAACACAGCAGCGGCAATCCAATAGATTCCACGACGCATATCACCGTTGTAGAACCAGACGATTGCTGCTGCTATGTCAAGGATGATCAAGATCGTCGGGAAGATTTGAGTTGACTTCATTCATCGCAACCTCAGAATGATGGCACACAGAATGCGCCCCACGACGCGCCCGAGCAATTGGACGTCCGTGATTTCCTTGAGCGACTCCGCAGCTCGCAGCAGTTTTTCGACGTCATAAGGAAAGCACTCCGCTGTCTGAACATGCGCGTTCATGTGGTCACTCTGGCCTGTGCTGTGGTCGATGTAGCAGATAGGCGCTTTCATTTCTTCAGCCTGTCAACGACTTCCTGTTCATCTTTGTCCAAACTGTCTCCCCATCCGCTAAAGATGAAGTCAGGTTCTTTTCCAATCAGTTTGAGGTAAGCCTCTCGGACAGCTTCACGCATCGGTCCGTCAGCTCCGAACGGAAATTCAGGTGTCTGTCCAATCTTACAACTCCAAATTTTCAATGCATCCTCTTTTTCTTCAGCTCTGATTGAATGTCCATGAACTGACGCTTGCCGAGCATAGTCAGCATGAACTCCTGTTGACCCACCGTCCCATTAACCTTAATGAGTCCAGCATCCTCTAGAGTAAGGGCAATCCTGTCCATCTCTAGGGAATCGAATTCATTGTGGTTATCCTGCATCATCTTCTTACGAGTCATTCTATTCTCAGCTGCTCTGAAGAGTGAGCGTAGAAAGACTTCGTTCTTTGGTGCAGCCTGGCTCAACCCGATACCAATAATCGTTTTCTTGATTGTGCTGATAAGCTCCTGGGCCATGTTGATACCTTCATCGACGTGCCTCTTGTGAAGGATGAGCTCATCACTTTCACTGAGAGATACGATCATTGCAATCTTGAGCGCGTGATCGTGGAGTCGATGAATATATCCCGTCTTGTCTGTTAACTGACGGGTCTTAATTCTCTCCTGAAGGTCGTAATACCACGGACGATAGAACTCGCGCGCTCCTTCCGTTATTTTGAATTTGGAGCCGGGAGCAATCTTAGATAGCTCGATGAGGTAGCCAGACCACTCCTTGATACGAGGAGCAACTTGCTCTTCTTCTTTCGCCTCGTCGATAAGGGCGTTAATCTTTCCCTTTTCGGCTGAGTATATGAGCATAAGTCGTCCAAAAAAGCCTCCGCGGATTGCTGCCACTGGCACAGATTCTCTGAGGTAGTCGGCAGTGGAAGCTCCCAACAGCGTGATATTGACGTCTTTGAGTGTCTCCGTTCCACTGCTCTTAAGACTATTTGCCCATTCTTTGACATAGTGAGTGTCATACCACTCAGTAAGTATGGAAATAGCCTGCTCATCCTTGAGAAGGAAATTAACAAACTCTCCTGAGCTAAGGTAGGCTCTCGCATCTTTGATCATCTCCTTTCCCTTGCCTTTTGTTATTGCCATAGACAGATCCGAGACTATCTTTTGGATAGAGTTCCGTCCCGCGAAGACCCTGGTGCTATCAACTGTATTGACAAGTGACTTTGCCAGCCATACGCCGAAGCCTTTACCGACGCCTGATTCTCCCAGCAGCATAGTGTATATGTTGGGATATAAGTCGTAGGCTCCTTGTTTGTTTAGCGATACATTTGGAGATGTCACTGCCGCTATAGCTGTATAGAGCGACCACTTAACGAAGGACTTTGGAGTCTCCACATGATCTGTCTGATGCAGGATTGTATCGATCCAATTCATCGATTTTGAACGTCTTCAAATCGTAAAACGTGGTCTCGGAAAGCTCTAGTTCGCACGGAATCACCAGTTTACCTCTCGGGAGTGAGCATTCACTGAAGTCAATTGGTTCTTCCATCCATCGAGTAAAGAGCCGCCCATACTCGACAACCTCATTTACGGGAACAAGCGCAAGAAATCCGTCATGCCATTCTAAGACGTAACGAATGTCTTGAACTTCTTCCTGTATCCCAAGCATAGCCCTCTTTGTATTGTCAGCGACAGTTGCTTGTGGAAGCTGAGAGTAGCACTCTTTATAGAATCCATGCTCATCAGCACTACCGAAGAACTCCCTTCGTCGACCAAACGGTGAAATCAGGGATTTGAACTCATCGACATAGTCCCTAACCTCCTGGTGAAAGACCTGTTTAATTGATGGATCGTTCGCGTGAAACAGAGTGATAAGCTGGTCTGCTTTCCACTCGGTAATCTGGACATCCAGACCGAACTTCTTGGCATCGTTGTTAAACTCTAACATGCATCGACGTTTCTGCATGTCGTAGTGTCCAGCGTGTCGAATCTTCTTGCCGGTGAATCTTCTTAACTTGTCTTTCTTCAGCTGCTCAATCGTATATTCAGGATTGAACCACGAAGCAGTCTCAGCATGGACATCATAGTCCGGGTCATCCATGCGCTTGAGGCCATCTATGTTTCTTGCTAACAAAAATACGACGCGAGCTTCCGCCTGCCTTGCATCGGCTTGAAGAAAGACGTATCCATCGTCAACTACGAACTGCTTTCGAATGTCTGGTCCAATCTCTCCATGCTTAGTGAGAGTTTGATAAGCCAATCCAATGTCGTATGGACGGACCGGAGGCTTCTGAGTTGAGGTTGACGTTCGACCAGTCTCAGTGCCGACGATTTTATAGTTCGTCCGCATCCTGCCATCGAAGTCAGTATCTGCATTAAGGTAGCCTGATGTAACTCGTCTGAGTCGACGAATCTCAAGAATGAGGGACATGATTCGTCTATGCTCTTCATTCTTGACAGTAGGACTATTCATTAACGCAACAAGGACGTCCTCTCCTGTTCCCTTTCCGCCCTTACCTCTGGATGGTAGTTTCAGGTGGTCGTAGAGCAGTCGTGCAATCTGTGGATTTGAGTTCACATTCACAGCTAGAGGCTTGATGTCAATAGGGTCAACCGATGCTCCGATGAGCATGTTTAGTTCGAGCTGACTCTGTGCCGTCAAGCTGCTATACTTGTGCTTCAGTTCTTTATTCTTTTCCTTACTGAACTTGAATCCTACATGGTCCATCCTTCGATAGAGATCATGCAGCTTCTCAACTCCGAATGGATACCTCCAACTATCTTTTGGAAATCCGAAGTAGAAGTCGTGAAGTCCGAACTCCTGTAATTGAGGTAGGAGAATCTCAGCTAACTCGAACGATACTGCCGCATCCCGCCCGCACCCCTTACAGAGATTGGTAAGGGATGAGTGATACATGTCATTGTTCTTCCAGAACGGTTCCCTTGTATGGATTGAAGCCATGAACTCCAATGACTTCGGGAACTCTGGATAGAGCGTTGCATGAATCAACATGATGTCGATTATGTGACCGCGGACACGTAAGCCACGAGGCTCAGCTTTATCATGATCGAACTTGAAGTTCTGACCGATGATATCTATCCCTGACTTTTCTACATGGGAATAGATGGCATGGACTGACTGAGCTACATCTCTAGGGGATGAGCAAAGACATTCGCCATCGTTGAATTGAGATGGGAAATCCAGGAGAGGAACTGCTAATGCTTCCTCTTTAGAGAATGCAATTCCGAGCACGGTTGGAATGGAGTACTGAACCTCTATGTCCAGTGCCATCATCTTCCGTTTTCTATTCCGCTCTAAGAATCGCCAGGTGTCGTGAGAGTTCCGAGCTACGATAAGCGATCGAGCAAGATAGTTGAAGTCGAGACTTGCCGACTCTTCCACCGCTCGCCTGAAGTCTGCTTGCATGAACAGACGTTGGAGCGGGTCAGCGACTTCCGATCCTCTCAAATGCAATAGAGATGCGGGATGATACGTCGCTACAACCTTGCACAGATGCTTCGCTTGACCGGTGAGCTGGAGAATGGAACCGCGATTCTCCGTGATGGAGTTTCCTTTGCCTGACCGTCCAGTTAAGAACTTGAGGGGTATGGCTCCTAGTGCCAGGATGCAATTGGGAGCAACAGCCTGAATCTCCTGCCACAGCTCTGGGAGATAATCAACTGGACTGAGACCGAACTCCCTGAGTCTATCGAACTTGTTATCAGGCGGACGGACCTTGACTACATTCGTAACATAGCACTGGCTACGATTGATTCCAGCTTCTGCGAGGAATTTATTCAGTAGTCGACCAGACGGTCCAACGAAAGGTCGTCCCTCTTTATCCTCATCATAGCCTGGAGCTTCGCCAACAATCATCAGCTTGGCGCTGAGAGGTCCTTCACCCCGAACGTAGCGACGTTCAATCATTGCTGTGATTTCTTATGAATCGCTTTCAGCCAGTTCATTTGCTTTTCGCTCATACGAGTATTGGCTCCGTATTTTGCGAGTCGCTCGGCTGTTTCATTGATGAACTTACCTTCGTAATCTTTGAACTCCACATCGGAATCCATGATTTCTCTGAGCATCACTTCCAGGTCAGGAACATCTTCTGAATCCAGTTCAACTCGTTGAATGTCAAACTTGTCAGACCCAGGAAGCTCCCTCCGTGGATGAAAGATTAACTCGAACCCGCCCTCATCAGATAGAATGAGAGCTTTCTTGCCTGGATTCTTGAGGCACCAGTCTCGCGTCTCTTGCCAAGTGATTGCAGACTTCATGTCTTTTCCTTCTTCTCCTTCTTCCCAAGACGATCGAGAATCTTCTTGTATCTATCATTCTCCCGCTCGATGAGGACGTAATGACGTTTCGTCTTTCTACAAGCGCTTGCCATCACTCCTGAACCAGCGAAAGGATCTACTCCCAGCGAACCGACGTATGAGCAGAGCCTCAGCATTGACTCTATCAATCCCGTAGGCTTTTCGTTCGGGTGAACTAGAGACTTCGATGGCACAACCGCATGGCTGAACAATGACGAGACCTGAGTGCTCGACGCGATTACCGGTGAACCTTTGGCGGCTACTAGGATTAGTTCCAGATCCCTTCCGTGTTCCCATGATCTAACTCCAGTTCGACTTAACGAACCTTCCTTCGCCCAGACGCACGGATGACTCTGAACCTTCCATCCAATCTTCGGGAGTTCATGTTTATAGAACTCGAAATCCTCAGCTCCGACGAACATATACATCATCGACTCGTATTTCATTGTCCGGTATAGAGCCTTGAATACCGGCAATGTGAATGCGTCACGAGTCAACGTCGGGTCGTCTGCTTTTGCGAATTTCAACCAGGGAGGATCGGTGATACAGAAGTCGAAGATGGTTTCCGGTAGTTGATTCAGGATACTTGCAGCCTCACCGAAGAAAACTTCGTCCGCACAATCCTGCATTCCAGAGACGGTTGCTTCTTCCTCAGCGAATAACCGTTTGGTCGTTTGCTTGATAACTTTCATGGCCGTCGCTTTATCCCTGATGTTCTTCAGTGCGGGATTCTGACGAACCATTCTGGCGAGTTGGATGTCCATTGACACGGAGCCGAGAGCCTTGCCCAGCTCATTAGCCGTGTCTCTCATCCCCCAGCCCTTCTTATCGCTGTTGACGGGACGATTAGCAATTCCGAGTCCATGCTGTCTCTGACGTAAATCATGCAGCTTCTGAACGAGTTCGACTTCCTCATGCCACGGCAACTGACCACGCTTCAGATTCTCGTGGAGTGAAATCTCCTCTTTCTGATAGCCATCTAAACCCTTCTTAACCTCACAGGGAATGATGTGAACTCCGAGCTTCTGGATTGCGAGAAATCTTTTCTTCCCTGCAATGACCTCAAAAGTGATTGGGGAAGTGTTCAATTCATGAACAGTTATAGGGTGGAACAATCCCTGCTCTTTAATCGACTCAAGAAGTTCATCGATCTTGGAATTGACTTCTGGGGTTGGCTGTAGATCACAAACGATGTCACTGATTAGCACTTCCTGCACAGATGCCTCCAAAATGAAAAATTACTGGCCCGACGTGGAAGCCGTTATCCTTGAAACTCTACGACTTTACACGTAGCAGTCAAGGCTGGCGATCTTGCGCGCCCTTACTGTAGATTTTGCCACGTAGAGCAACGCGCGCACCAACGTCCGGACCAGTAACCTACTTACCGATTGCCACCCTCTTGGTGACCCGACGTCTGACCGTCCGAACCGGACGACTTCGACCCGTCACCTGCCGTGGGCTTGTCGGACGTGGGAGCGCCCTTCGACGAGCTGTCTCCCTTGTTCGCGTCCGTCTGTCCCTGATGACCCGTCGATCCGCCTGTTTTTTCAGTCATGGATTCTCCTCTGCAAACAGGGGAGGAGTTAAAGGTCCCTCCCCATCACCTATACGATCCTAGCGCTTTGGAGTTGGCTTCTGCTCTGGCTTGGTCGGGAGCTGACCCGGCTTCACGGGATTACCCGGCTTCGATGGACCAGGCAGTTCCTGATCCGGTCGGTCCAGTCGACCACCGCGTCCGGGCAGATCGTTGTCCGGATGGGGACGACGCTTCTCGTCCAGTTCCGCCTGGATCTCGTCCGGGTCTTTCTCCCGGTCGTTGTCCTCGTCGTCCGAGCGGTCGAGTTCCTTCCGTTCGATGTCCTCGTCCACTCCACTGTCCTTGCGCTGATTCTCGTTCATCTGCTTTGCCTCTGCCTTTCGTCGACCAATCTCCGTTGGAGCATTCTGGTCGCGTTCCCTTGCCTGCACGACGGGGGAATCTCCCCTATCCTGCGATTCCTGCATTGCCTTCTTCTGTCCCTCGGTGAGCTGGGAGATGGGGATGTGAGTGACCGGCTGAATCGGTTTCTCAGCCTGATCCTTCCTCATCCTATCTTCCGACTCCTTCACTGCACGAGCGTGCTCCTCGACTGCTCGCTCGTTCTCTCGGTCGTAGCGTTCCCGATCCTCCTTGGTCCACGGCTCTGCGGTGTCAGGATTCTTTCCGCACGCGAGCCGTTCCTGCACGATGGAGGGAGGGATGTTCGTCTCCTTCCCTGCCACGAGGTCATGACGTTCCTTGCCGCTCGTTTCCTCACGAGTGTCCTCGACGTCCTTGACCTTCGCGTCGATGATGAGCTGCTCAGCAACCGACTGCTTCTCGAAGATTGTCTTCGGTCCTGCCGCAACGTCACGATCCTTGTCGCGCCCTCCAGAAAGAGATTCTCCGGAGTCCTCAGGATCTGGCGATAGAGCTGCATTTGAATCACCTGTGACCGCATCGGTCATCCTCTTCCGGAGCTTGTCGACTGGGTTCTCTACCATCTTACTCTCTCCTTCTGGATAAGGCCGACTTTTGATTAAAGTAGGTAAAAGTCGGAAAACCCTATTTGCTAACCTTTCAGCGGACGGGACAGACCCAGACCTACTCAGTCAGCAAAGGTTGAACTATGCCTGCACGGGGCGGTAGTCGACGACCTCGTTCGTGTCTCGGCCACGATACTTGCCTCGCTCGACATACCACTCCATCTTCTTCCCACGAACGTGCTGCTCTCGGATGTCCACTTCCTTGTCGGCCTCGAACTTCGCGCCGGTCACGGTCTCGTAGAAGTTCTTGACCATTCCCTGCGCCTTCTCCGAGAACTGAGCACGGAGGACCGCACCCTTGTCCTCCTCCTTGCCCCCGATGACCTTGGCGTGGACCTTCATCAGTCCAGCACCGTCACCATCGGTGGTCTCTTCGAGCTTGTAGCACTCTACGACGTGCCATCCGGGAGTTACTACCTGACCCTTGGCAAGATCCTCTGCCGTTGCTTTGAATTTCATCTAATCGTCTCCTGCACTCTGAGTTGACTAAACCTTTGGCATTCCGAACACTTCCGAAAAGATACCCCCTTTCTCGAGATCGTCGTGAACGGCATCCAGGAACTCCTGTGCGTGGGCTTGGCAGACATGTGCCCTTTGCCCATCGTTGTTCTGGACCTCCCATTCCGCCGTCTCGATCTGTTCTCCGCGAGTTGTGCAGACTTCACAGTCCGTGCTGCTTCGGATGATGGTGACAACTCGACCATCCGTGAGCTTGAACTCATGCTTCTTATCTGCCAAATCTTCAACTTTCATGCTTATCCTCGATATTTAATTTCAACAAGCTCAGGCAGCACCGGACTGTCGGCATGGTGCGCCACCAGGATTTTAATCATCTCAGGCCAGTCGGTCGCTGTATATTCCTCAACGAACTCCTCCAGACCGCCACCGGAATCAAACATGGAGACTATTCGTATCGAAATAATCATGCCACGACCACATCCTTTGTGCGATAGGTGTTAATCTCATCGTAGAGATTCTTGTGGGTAAAGTCAAGACGTTCGGGAAGGGGCAATGACGTCTTCGCCCAATCCTCTCCGTCAGCCTTCGTGATGATTTCGTAACCGCCGGATGGCGTATTGTAGAAGTGATATGCCTCGTTGAAGTAGACAGGAATCTCTGCCGCGATCTTTCGCCCGCCCGTCATTATTGCGCGCGTTCGAGTAACCCGATTCTTCAGGTCTTTCGTCTCTACCTCAATGACATGGGCAATGACAATGACGTTGCATCCCTTGCCGCCGTTCCAGAGGACTCGACATGCATCCAGGATTTGAATGATCCCAGTTGATTCGGTCTTGTAATCGTCAATCTCCAGAACCGGAATGCCTTCGAACTTGCCTGGGAGCTTTGCAGCATTCAGATAGAGCCGCTTCTTGCCGTCATCATCCTTCTCACGAGCTTGCGAACCTGCTCCACGAGCTTGAAAAATCAATGTGTGCAACGATCTGGCAAGTGTAGTAATGGAATCGAGAACGACTGTCCCGTATGGATTGTATCGAATCAGTGCATCGAGCTTGTCGCACAGTTTCGGGTAGTCGTTGATGAGTGTATCGTATTTGATGTTGCGTTCCTTACCTCGCCAGTAGGAAGCGACAGATGCAATACGCCCATCTAAGTCGAGTATGTATGGGTCAGGGAACGATGCAGCAGCGGGAGACTTCGCCGTGCCTGGGTCTCCCTTGAACAGACATATCAATGACTGTCCGTCCGGTTTATATTCGTTGATGTCTTCAGCCATATTCACCTACATTTTCTGAGATGGAGTTGGAATATTCCGGATGCTCTCACTCGCTAACGTGCGACAGAGAATCTCCGAAAGCATATTGATTGAGGATGCGAGAACAAAGATATCCGGAAGCTTCTCAATGGAGAAGACAATAGCGTAGATTTCATTAGTTGCCTCAGTAGCTACTAATACTCCACCGCCATTAGGACCGAGAAGCTTCTCAATTGCTTCCTTCAATCCGGTCATGAATTCTTCCTGCTCAGGTTCCATTAGATCGGTGACTCCGGAATGACGATGTTTGTTCCTGGAACTACTTCCTTCGTGCCTCGCGTGCATTCCCGACAATGCGGTTTCTTCAGTGCCGTTTTGCGATCGATAACGAAGTCTCGTTCACAACGCCAGCACTCGGCAACCGCACCGACAATGAACTGCTCGGTCAGATAATGACTGCACCCAGGCTTTGCGCACCGAAAGATGTGCTTGTTGACTGAATGCCTACCACGGACGTTTAGTCGCAAATACTTATGCGACCCTCGATGAGATGCCTTTGCCATTACTCAGCCTCTTTTCCCGTCACTGACGCCGTTGATGTCTTCAACTCCTTGTTCTGAGGACTCCATTGTTCCCCGACCCGGAATAGAGTCGACGCCTTCCACTCGCGCGCACCCGGTGTCGTGGAGCATATTGGTAAGTAAATGCAGCCACCATACTTGTCGCAGCTCGTGAAGTTGGGCGGAAAGATCCCCTCCCGAACGTAGAACGCGGCCATCTTGCCCCAGTAGATCGCCCATTCTCTCCACTCTTCCTTTAATTCCTTCGGATAGGAAAGGATATGGCGCTGAAACCTGTCCTTTGCCTTTAACGTCTTTTGGAATCCAATCTTATCCACAGTGACACTTGGAACGTCCGTCGCCCAAGCGTAACAGATAAACTGGTTAGACAAGAGTACTGGTTCTTGGCGTCGGGACGCGGTCTTGGAATCCACGACGGTTCGACCGGAGCGACTATCCGTGATAAGGTCAATACGACCTTCGACCACAAGGATAAGTTCAGGTGATTCGTAGAGGATACGACTAAAGGCAGCTTCCACTTCGATTGGTTGCCATCCATCGTTTTGATAGAAGTCGACATATTCAGCGAAGTTCCGAATAATCTCTTCTCCCTCCTCCATTGTCAGATTCTCAGACTGCGTTGCCATGTAGAGCCGACCGAGCATGATGCTCAGCTCGACAATCTCATTCCAGTTATAAGTCTTAGGTGCAATCTCCTGCTCTGCGAGGAATGCAGCCTCAGACTTAGTAAGGCACTCTGGATTACCTTCTCTCCACGAAAGCTTCAGCAACGTCCGATAGAGTGCGAGCATATCGTGGAGCATACTGCCCCGGTCTAGAGGAGTCGCCTTACCACTCAACGGGCGCCAGTTCTTGACATGCCCAAACTCCAGCTTACGCGCACATGCCTGGAGGTCATTCAACACTGTTGAATCGAATACGAAGATATCAGGATCTGCCATGATACTTGGTCACCGTGTCACAAAAGTCTGCAATGGCTCGCAGACAGATTGAATCAAGTATGATGTTTGCGCTCACATGGAAATCATACTTTCTCCATGCACCATGCCACTTGACCTGACCAAGCTCGACATCGTTCTTGTTCTTCACAGAGACAATCATAGTCTTTCCAGACTCAGAGTTATCAATGTGCCAGAACTCAAGAAATCCGTCCTTATGAATTAACTCTGCCATCATTGGCTCCTTTGTCAATCTTCCGTCGATAACCGTACCGACTAAGCAATTTACGACGCATTCCTTCTCTTTTCAAATCGAAGAAGCTTTTCAACAGCCACTCGTCCGACATTTGCTCGATTGGCAACTCGATTTCGCGCGTGAGTCTCCTTTTCCCGCCCTGACCGACGAATCTCAGTAGCATCATTGCTTCCAATCTCATCCCCATATCGGGGTGAAAACATCTTGAAGTAGTCCATCAAAATCCCATCGACCACGAATGAGATAGATGCCGGATTTCCACGATAACCCGCTCCCCTGGCAATGAGAATTAACTCCTCATAATGAAGCGGGTCGATACCAACGGACTTCGGAACTCTTCTATCCCCGATGATTCGCGGTGCGTATGTCTTCCGGCTCTGTCTCTGCATTGGCTATGCCTTTCAAATCAATTTGGATGACATTCCCATCAAACAGACGAGGAATATCCCCTAGACCATCGATACGAAGAATAACTTTCATCCCCCGCTTCTCGATCTCTGACTCGTTTCGGATCTCGAACTCGACAATCCCATCTCCATGATAGACAACGAGCCTACCCAGAAGACGAGTAACGAGCTTGCCTCCTCCACGATAGTTAGTCATCGTATCCTTTTCTTTCTATGCTCCGTGCTGCCCGATGATTCGAACGTCCATTGCCTCGGGATAAGCCAGTCTTGACTTGCTTGCAGCATCTCCCTCAGATCGAGCAACGACTGTCAACGTAACCTTATTCCCATTCGGGAAGTTCATTTCTACAATGTAATACATGACTTCATTGTCCCCTTCGATCAAGTTCGTTTTCCACGATGTTCAACATTGCCATCATCTTCTGCATCTCGGTCAGCAAGTCCAATCGCTTTGCAGCAAATTGAACTGACTTGCTCAGGTCGTAGCAGGACTTCAAGATCGGAAGAACGTCTGTTGCGAAGTAGTTCAGAGCATCCAGATTACTGAACGCCCGCACCGCAACGTGGAAGTTCTTATATATCTCGACCTTGCATAATTCCTTCAGAACGAGCCGACGATACGCCTCGAATGTGATTGGCAAATCCTGTTCTCTCGATTTCTCCGTCTCTCCGGATGTCTGATGATGCATTGGGCAACCTCTTCATGAGCATACCGAACTTTCGTTCGTCTGATTCAAATCCTCGCCTCTCATACCATCGAACCAGATCGTGGAATGTCAACCCTCCAGATGGAACAACCTCTAGAACTAACGTGACGCCATTCTCATCTGCGTCCTTGCAGATTTCATCGAGAATCCTGCTTCCAATCCCCGCGTTGCGGTATTTATCCGGAACATTAACTCGGGTGAGCAGGTATTCCCCGCTATCAACGGAGATCAGGTCTGCAATCGACCGGGTCGCCTTATGAAAGTAACAGGTTGGCATCATCGCTGTTTTACTTCCATCAGTATGAGTTTAACTCGTGGATGTTCTTGTCTTTCTTCCTTGCCGAACACCTCACCTAGCATCTCAGTTACGTATTGGACCGCTTCCTGATTAGAAGGATTACAAGCATCCTCTACTATCAGTTTGACTTCGATAATCTGCATCATGCGATTCTTGCCTCCGCAGCGTGCAGAAGCGCACGAGCCTCATCTATATACTTCTTTCGGACATTGTCACGAAGATCGTTGAAGCTGTCCATGTCAACGGAGTTCCATCGAGAAGCATGACGTAGCTTCCTGGCAGCCGATTCGAGCTGTGCGGCCGCGTCGAGGAGGACTTGGTTATCAATCATTGTTGACGACCGCACCGTAGAACATGACTGCTTTGTAGTACTCCTGCGGAGTGAGTTCTCCATTGATATACTTCTCCCGGAGCTGTTCGACCTTCGTAATCCACTGTTCGTATGTCATCATTGACTCCTATTCACTTAAGATTTGATGAACGTCGCGGATAATCTTCTGCTGGGTCAAAAGCAAGGTTGCCGCAGTCCGAAGTATGATTGCGTTCTGTCCATCGAGGAACTTTGCCATGTCCCTAAGAGAGATAGCGAGTTCATTTACCTGCTGTTCCATTAAGCTATTCGACATCTTGTCTCCCATATTCTTGAATTCTATCTACTGGCTTTGCCGGGTCGGAAACGATTTCCAAGAGGCAGTCGGCGCATCCCACGAGAATTTCTCCATCCTCGTAGTCAAGCTCACCGACTGCCTCAGCGCCACAGAGATCGCAACTCACCGAAGTTTCCACCTCTGCCGACCTTCACGGTAAATGATCTCCATCATCTCCCGCGTTAAACTCGTCTCGTCTGGCGTTACGTAACGACCATCGAGCGTTGCAGTCACGTCGATTCGCTTCTCATCAATCAGGTTGGTCAGCCATTCATCGATCGTGCTGACCGCGATCATATACTTGATGAGGATGCTGGACTTGGTTGATCCAATGCGTGAGAAGCGTCCCTCGCACTGCTCTTCATTTGCTGGATTCCACTGACGCTCGTGCATGATTGCATAGCCGCAAACCTTTTGCAGACCATCAACTCCCTCGCCCGATGCGAGCTGAGAAGCAATCATCACGCGAGACGGGCCATCGACAAATGCTGCGATGGTTTCATCTCGCTGGACATTATCCATGCCGCCTTGCAACCAGACTGGCTCCCAGGCATAACCGGCATCAGTGCAGCGTTCCATCACCTTAGTCATTAACGCCCGCCCGACTGCGATGTGATGGACGAAAACGACTACCTTCTCCTCAGAACCGAGCAGAATCTCATCAACCTCTTCAACGGTATCAGGAATCTTGCTCATGCCCACGAGGTGACGCATTCGAGCAATGTAGGCAAGAAGGTTCATGAAAACCGCCTTCTGACCCGGACCACCGTTCTCGAATTCCTTCATGAATCCGGCCAACTGCTCCTGATAGGCAGCTTCCACTTCCTCGCTCAGGTCGCAGTTCCGATACGAGCGACGAATCGGGGGAAGATCCTTGAGCACTTCCTCTTTCTTACGCCGGATGATGATATCCTTCGTGAAATCCTTCCAGGCTTCCATTCGATCTTGCCGAACGCCCCGTGGCCGTCCTTTATCATCGAACTCAAGCCAACGCATTTGGAAACCTGATTCAGTTGGAAACTTCTCAGGTGCAACCATGTTGAGAATCTGGTAGTATTCGCTACCTCGATTCTTGATCGGTGTCGCGCTCGCTCCAATGATGTTCGGATACGAGTGCTCCTTGATCAGCTCCTTGATCTTCTGCGTTCGGTTGCTCGAAGAATTCTTGATGGCCTGGCACTCGTCGAGGATGACCGTCTTGAACTTGGAGAAGATTTTGTCATCCCATTTCATCCGCCAGATCGAGTCATATGAAACAATCACGATGGCTTTCTTGAACATCGCGGGTTTTTCATACGAAGCATACATGACCTGAGCAGGAATATTCGTCATGCGGAATACTTCCTTGCCAATCTGCGTCCTCAGACCAGCCTTGCAGATAATCAGGCATGGCAGAAGCTTCTCAGGATGAATGCGAAGCGGCGCGAGGAACTGGAACGTCTTCCCCAGGCCCGGATCATCAGCAATGATTCCCCTGAAGTTCGCACGTTCGAGAAATTGAACTCCCTCTTTCTGGAAGTTCATGAGAGTCAGGTCATCATGCTCACCAAACTTGAAGTCGTAAGTTCCAGACTTCTCAGCTTTTGCTTGACCTTTGAGAGTGAAGTCACGCTTTACCGTGATCGTGTGACCGCACTTGAGCTTGAGAAACTTCCGATTGGCGATTACCTTCTCGGTCATGATTTCCATGACCTTGTTGCAATCGGGGATCGGGCACTTGTGAGCTAAATTAGCCATTATTGTTCAACTATTGAACGCTTACAGGCCCAACTTAGCCATGCGCTGAGCAATCGCTTCATCCGTCAGCCCCTTGGCCTTCAATGATGCCTTGATTGCAGCAGCAGGATCGAAAGCTGCTTTCTTAGGTCCCGTTGACTTCGGAGCGGCTGACTTCGCGACGGCCTTTGCCGGTTTGAACAGCCAGTCATCCTTGAGCCGCTTCGCCCGCTCCTCAGCAGTCGCATCCTTCAGGAGTTCAGCCCGATAAGCGAGCTTAGCCTGAATGCCTGTCCTCTTATCGAAAAGGACTTCATGATCCCGCCGAATGCTCTCCTCGATTTGGTCGAGGGTTAGACCGGCACATTCAGATTGCACGGTGTTGATGAACACGGACTTGAATCGCTCCCGGTCCATTGACTTCTCAGCGAGCATCTCTGTGTAAAGTGTCTCCGCATGAAGAACCTTATCAGATTCCTGCTCAACGTGATTGTCATTCACCTTTCCCGCAAATTTGCGGTCAGCTTCTACCAGAGCTTCAAGCTCGTTCTGAGGAGCTCCCATGTCACCAGGCACAACTTCGATACCAGGATGAAGTTGAGCAACCGGCTTCTGTTCGACGACTTTCGTCCCACCAAATCCGGCCTTGATTGAGTTCAAACGGGTCTTGAAATCTGGCATTTTCTGTTTGAAATTAGAGCGATTGTTGAATTGGCCTTTGTTATTGAAATCGGCTACGACTGGAACCTCTGGGATTTCATCGATTGGCTTTGGCGCGGCCAATTGTTCCATTCTTGCCATCTCATTGGCATCTTCACTCGAAAACTTTGACATCCTGTCTCCTATTCACTTATCAACGAGTTACCGTGAGGAGGATATTGCTCTCACAACATCCCCCACATCGTAACTCACTGCTTATGAAGGATTCTCTTGAGCGTTTCCACGATTTCCTTATCTCGGATGAGACGTGATTTACGCTTCGATTCCTTACATGCGGGACATGGGACATAATCCCAGAAGTCGCTTAGGCTAAGGAAGTAAATCTTGTTCCACGGCTCCCTCATACCAGGAACATACTTCGTCTCAAAGAATTCGATACAGCAATCAGGGATACCTGAGAGTCGTCCGAGCTCTTTATCACTGATCTTGCGGCCAATGATCCGTTCTACTGCTACACCAGGGCCGAGAGGATAAGCCATTCATTACCTCCCGCAGCAGTATGGACGATTGAAGAATCCGCACGTTCGCGTCCCGCACTGAGGACATTGACCCTGCCGGATAAAGTTGCGCTGTCTCAGCTCGTGCGCGTAGTTCAGCATCTTCAAAAGCTCGAATTCTCCGAGCTGATCAAGTGCTTCGTTTGTGGAGGTGAATCGCTGGATAGGAACGTCTACCGTGCCCTGGCCGGTGATAGTGAGGACTTTTACGTGGACTCTCTCTGACATCATTGTCTCCGATCCTGCCGTTTTGTTTCACGTGGAACGTTTACTCGTCTTGCCGCTAGTGGCCGCTCGGTAAACGCTTCGCAGATAGCATAATAGCACGTGCCGGGCCAAATGTCAACTTTATGCATCTGTTACTTCTTTGGATCAATGATCGTCTTGTCACCAGGAGCTAGAAAGATCCCGTTGTTATCTGAATAGAGTTTAGCTAGTAGTGATTCGACGAGCTGTGAGAAAGATACGCCATGCTCCTCACAATATCGCTTGCACCAGGTGTGAAGGTTTCCGTTGATGAATACAGATGCATTCCGCTTGTGACTTGCCTTGAATCCACCGACGTGATAGTCTCTCATGATGTGCCTCTCCAATCCATAGATGAATAAAACTTGCCGTTTTTAGGATACCACAAATTTAACCAAAAGGCAACTCGGAAATTGTTAGGTCGTAGAATTTAGCGATAGTTTAGTTATAAATTAGGAGCACATTAGTCATTAATTAGCTATTGATTAGTGGTATATTTGCGAGATTTCCATAAGTGTTCAATCCCCTGAATATAAGGGTTTTTAAGTGTTCATGCGGGGTCGGTGTGTAGGGGAGTATGGTATGTAACACATCATATATATATATAAAAGCACAAATATACATCTATAAATCCATAAAACTCTATACATTCATAACAATCTATAGATTTCAAGAGGCAAGGGGAAAATTGTTAGACTACCCCTATATAGTATACTCCCATACACCGATCCCCAGGTGAACACTTATTTGGGCCATATTTACAGGCATGAACACTTAATAGAAAACACACTAATTCGCGCCTAATCGACTGCTAATCAACGACTAATCAACTCCTAATGTATCGCTAAATTCTCGGGCCTAATAAACGCCCGCACCAGGATGCTGCACTAGATCAAGAACTGTATATATTCTCTGTTATCCATGCAGCTCCTAGATGGCGGAGCCAGACTCTATAGATCTCCTCAGGAAACGTGGCGAAGCCAGCCGCGATCCAAACCTCCCCCCTGCTCAATTGAACAGTTTGTAGGGCATTTGTGGGCCAATGAACACTTATTTACGGCAGTATGCGATCCCCCTAAAACGCCCTTTTTAGAGGATCTATAAAGTGAAAAAATGCCATCTATATGCTCACTTTATAGATTGAAACTGACATGATCCAGATGGAGGCGATGCCAGGTCGAGCATGATCCAGAAGCATGTGATACCAGGGAGAGATTCGTCAACGGCGAGACGGCGGATCGTGCGGCAGGCAAAACAAAATGCACGCGCCATGAAAAAACTTGCTTTGGGGTATTGACATGCGCCACGGCGTTTGCTATTCTGTAACTCGGTCGGGCGCACAAGGCGCACCGAGCCAAACAAAGGACAGGACAGAATGGCAAAAACGAAAGTGGTAGAGGGTCAGAAGGTTGTGACGCTGGACTCCTTGGAGGCTGGTATCACGGAACTGGTGAACGACGGCATCGTCGGCGCCAACATCAACGAGCTGATCGAAGCCGGTCAGGTCAAGGCGGAACTTGATCTGGTGGAAGTGGAAGCCGGAAAGTTTACCGGTGACTACGTTCGCTTTTCGATCGGTGAGAAGGCCACAAGCGCAAAGCAGATCATGGCGGCGCTTCAGGCGATCTCCGGCGGGAACCTCAACGCGCCCGTGAAAGAGGACGGCGAGGAGGGAGAGCTGGACTGGAGGAAGCCGTCGCTTGTCAAGTTCTGCCTTTACGGCGCTGACCTGAACGCGCGCAGCCGCACATCTCAGCGTGTCAAGTCAGCGGCGGAAGGTCCGGAGAAGGCAATCGAGAAGATGGCTGCCAATATCATGAAAGCCAAGCCCGGCAAGTACACGCCCGAGCAGGCCGTTGCAATGGCGCGCATGGTTCTTGGCGAGGATGACGAGACCACGGACGAAGCGGTTCAGTAGTTCGTTCTTGGGCCGGGTCAATTCGATCCGGCCCTACTTTTATCAGGTGACAGGAAGTCAAATGCCGAACAAAACAATTTACGTGAGGGATCTGCAACTGTGGAACGATCTGAAGTTGCGCGCTCAGGCTGAGGACGTTTCAATGGCTCACTTGATCGAGCGCGCATTGCGGATCATGCTCCGTCCGGAACTGAGACCATAGATCATGGGAGGTCTCATACTTTGGGCAATCATCGTGATCTGGCTTGGCGGAGTCATAGAGCATACGCTCAACTCTAAGTAAGATCGGGCGGGCTGCTGATGGCCCGCCCTTTTCAGTCCAGAGTGAGTGGTATGACCACTTGCTTACTCTGCATCGCAAAGCAGCCAGGTGGTATGACCACTGTGATTGGTATGACCACTGCGCGCCGGCCAGATCTTGAGTGGTATGACCACTTGGACTGCGCTGCCCCTGGCGACCAGCTAACTTTGTCCCGCAAAGCCCAAGTGGTATGACCACTTTATACATTCCCCGCGGACGGGTCCCATGCCCGCGCCCCCCTGCGAAGCATTCACCATCCAACGAATTTAGATAAGTTTAAAATCACTATGGGAAAAAGTTAGGTCCCATAACTTCGCTGGGACGAAGACCTAGGGTAAGCGTTCAATCATTGAACAGATAACTTCGGGCAATTTCCCCAACGAATGCGGCTCTTGACATTCTCATCCTCATGTGTTACCCTTGTTGCGAAGCAACTCCTATCATGTTCATCTCCAAGAAAGAGTTAGATCAGCGTCGCTCCGAATCGTTTAACCTGGTGGAACGTATTCACCCGAAAAACGACGGCGTTGCCGTGGGAAAGACTGCGTCGTTCGATCCTTCCCGATTCAAGAACAATGGAACTCAACGGGAGAAACATCTCTTAACTCCCGAGATGAGAGCTGTTGTTGCGGCTGCAGCCATCATTAGTGGACCAGAAGCTGCCGCAGAGATCGGTGATGTCTCCGTTGGCTACGCTGAGTTGCTCGCTCGTGGAGAGTATAACAATGGGGGAAAATCCCCTGAAGATCGGGAAGCGCGCAATCAGATTCTACGCGATGGGATCTATGAAGCGCTCGGAAACATTCGGGAGAAGGCACGGGAAAAGCTTCTCAAAGTTCTCGACATCATTGATGAGGAAGCTCTACTGAACATTCCGAATCGCGAGCGCGCGAAGGTAGCCGCACAGATGGCTAATCACCTTTCCGGAGTTATCGATCGAACGATAAACAAGGGTGAGCATCTGCATGATTCGAGATCTTCACATCTCCATCTTTACGCTCCCGAACGACGTGAGGTTTCCGATTTTACAGTAAAGACAATCAATCAATTGCCAGAGGCTGAGCCAAATGCCACATCAAGCGGTGAATGAGGTCCGTGAAGAACGGAGAATGGATGGTAAGATCGTCCGCCTGAATAAAGGATTCGGCTTTATCGAGGGCACAGATGGACGTGACTACTTCTTTCATTGGTCGGAGTTAAGTAAGTTCTCGAAGCATTTCCGCAATCTTCAATCAGGTGATAAAGTCTCCTTTCAGCCTGGTAAGACTGATGATGGGCCAAGGGCATTCGCGATAGATACGAATGAATAACATGTGGAGAATATGGACGCCTGGTTGGGGACCACGTGCGTGGTGGTTCTGGTTCCGCGATGAGGGATTTCCAATATTCATCGCATGGAAGATTCCACGTCGAATTGCATTGTGGACTTTCATTCGGGTCTATGCGAAGGATGGTCAATCACCTGGACCTGAATACGTGCGCGTCTACAATGCATGGACTGACAAGTAAGTGCCAGTTCAGATTGAATACTTCGATGGTGGAGTAAGGAGAGTCTGGAAACCATTTCCTAAACAGGAGAAATTCCTTTCACTCCCGAATCAAGTCTTCGAAGCATTCTACGGTGGAGCAGTCGGCGGAGGTAAGTCTGAACTGCTCGTGCTCATTCCCATCCTGATGGGATGGCATAAGAACAAATATTTTCGAGGCATCATCTTTCGTCGTACGATGCCTCAGTTGAAAGAATCTCTAATCCCTCGTAGCGAAGAAATCTACAAGGCCGAAGGCGGAGTCTACAATGCATCTGATCACATCTGGAAGTTCCAGAGTGGAGCGACAATCAAATTCAGCTATCTCGAAACGATGGCTGACGCTCGATCGCATGATACGGCTGAATTTCACTACGCCGCTTTCGATGAGCTTACGCACTTCGCTGAGGAAGAGTACACATTCATCGTCTCCTCGCGTGTTCGTTCGACGATTGCCGAGTTACCGGCAACAGTTCGGTCAGCAAGCAATCCAGGAAACATCGGACATCTCTGGGTTCGTAAACTCTTCGTTGAACCAGATCCGATTGGGGCGGGCGATACACTAATCTTCGACGACGCATCAAAGACCTTCCGTTGTTTCGTGCGATCGAGACTGACGGACAATCCGTTTTTGATGGAGCATGACCCGAATTATATTAACCGCTTGCGTCGTTTACCACCAGCGGAATATAAAGCGAAGGTCGAGGGAGATTGGTGGGTTTTCGCAGGACAGGTTTTCAATGAGCTTCGCTTGGAGCGTATCATTGGTGAACCTCAACATGCGTTGCACGTCTGCGAAGCCTTTAAGATTCCGAGTTACTGGCCTCGTGTAATCAGCGTTGATTGGGGCGGCACCAATCCAGATCGAAAGGCCATGACTTGTGTTGGTTGGTATGCAATTGCTCCTGGTCATCGAGTATTTAAGTATCGGGAGTATACGACCAAAGCGAAGATTGCAGTCTGGGGAGCCGATGTCGCCAGGTTAAGTTCGGGTGAACCAATTAAACGAGTAGTTCTCGACCCTTCTGCATGGCAGGATCGGGGCGACCCAGCGACAATTGCTCAGCAATTCATGAAGGCAAGTAACTTTCGAATTGTTGAGAAGGCTCATAACGACAGGATTGGTGGCAAGCAATTACTGCATGAATATCTGAGATGGGAAGCACGCCCGCCCAGATATGTGCCGCCCGAAGGATTCGATAACGACCTAGCTCAGCGTATCTTTAGAATCCACGGAAAACGTGGATTAGCAGATTACATGCAGATGTTCGCGCCTGAGAAGCCTGAAGGTAATCTCCCGAAGCTTCTCTTCTTTAGGAATTGCATGGAGACGTTGAAGGTTCTCCCAATTTGCGTCTACAATGACTTAAGCAAGGTCGGGAAGAATCCTGAAGACGTAAAAGAGTTCGACGGTGATGATGCGTACGACGAAACGAGGTATGCAGTTAACGCTGTTGACAATCTTCTTGATTTTCCAGATGCAGATTTGGAGTTGTTAGTTGCTCAAGGTCAAATTGTGGATCGTCTCGAGCGTTCTGGCGATCAAACGCAATATTATAGGGCTATGGAGAAGTTTGAAAGTTCTAATCGCAACTCAGACGCCCCGGTCAGGCTCTATAACAAGACTCGCTTTAATCGGGGAACGCGTCGTGGATAATGAGCGAGAGCTTTATGTCGGAGCAATCAGACGACTCGAAGCAGAACTCGAACGCGCGCACCAAAGAGGAGACAGGCTTGAATCTCTTCTTCACTCAGGAGTTCTTGGAGTCGTTAATAAAGCCAATGAACGACCTGAAGTGGGACAGGAACCCCTCCGCTCATCAGGAATGTCAATGCGGGAAGCCGCTCGTCGAGTCAGGGAATTCGAACAGCAAGTCTTAGCCAAGAAGGATGAACCAGATGCCGGCGAAATCAGCGAAACAATACAAACTGATGCAGACCGTGCTTCACGGGGCGGGTCCGACAGGCAAGGATTCGCCGTCTAAAGCTGTTGCGCGCGAGATTGTTGAAAAGACTCCGAAGAAGCAACGCTCGATGTTCGCGAGATAGCCATGATTTACCAGATCCCAGTCGGTGCGAATACTCCAACGAACTCTGGAGAAGTTTACGCGCTCCCATCCGTGCCGGTCAAGATTGTCGGTGGAGGTGGATTGGAAATCTCAACCGCTTACGCTGGTCCATTCACTGCTTACGTGGCAGGAACTGTCCAGAAGGGCGGCTGGATCAGACCGACTTTCAACACGATCGTTCTAATTCAGAAGTCCTGTCTGGGAGGATAGCATGAAACATGCTGGCAAACGTCCAACGAAACCGAAACTTCGTGTCAAGAAACCGAAGAGCGCGCGCCCCTCTCAGTTTCAGCCGAATGGAACTGGTTCGAGGTTAGTTAAAGAGTGAAAGTTCTCGTTGGATGTGAATTCTCGGGTCGAGTTAGGGATGCTTTCGTTGAGCTGGGACATGATGCCTGGTCATGCGACCTCCGAAAGTCTAAAAGACCTGGAAGACATATCGTTGGTGATATACTCATCGCTCTTCGGGACCACTGGGACTTATTGATTGCGTTTCCGCCCTGTACTCATTTATGTGTCTCTGGGGCGAAGCACTTTATTTACAAGAAAGATCAGCAGGAAGACTCGATCAAGTTCGTTTCGGAGTTAATGGAAGCCAATGTTGGACGTATCGCTATCGAAAATCCTGTGGGAGTCTTATCTACTCGCATCAGGAAACCGGATCAGATCATCCAACCGTGGATGTTCGGAGATGGAGAGCAGAAGCAAACGTGCCTCTGGCTTAAGAATCTTCCTCACTTGCAAGAAACAAGGGATTTTTCTCATGGACGTGACGAACGAGTTCATCGAGAATCTCCTGGCAAACATCGAAGCGATCGAAGGTCCGAAACATATCGTGGAATCGCAGATGCAATGGCTCGACAGTGGGGAGATTTGCCGATTCTACCAGCCACATCCAGCACAGTTAAGGTTCTTCCAGAGCGGACGATAAAGATTAAGAAATGTCCTACTTGCAAGAGAACTTGGAACGAGCAAGTCTGTAACAGCTGTGGATACGGATTCTAATAAATGGCAGATCAACCACTCCAAGGCGACCCAGAAGCATTAGCTGAGCAAGAGCAGCTCGCTCTCCTCAAGGATAATCCTGAGGCAGTAGACCCTCTTGTCTCCGGGCCGAATGCTGTCGCTTCGGGTGGAACGATAGATGAGAACGTCAATCCGAATGACCCGAATGCAATCCCGAAAGAATGGCAGGATGCCCTCATACAGCTTGTCGATAGATACGAACGGGATGAGGATGAAGTCCGTAAGCCGATGCTTCGTGAGTGGAAACTCATGGAACATTTCTGGCATGACAATCAGCATAACATTTGGAGCGAAGTCGCTCAGGATTGGCGACCGATCGATTCATTCAATGATGAGGATGACCTGGATCTCGAAGGATTCAATCCTCGAACGGTTAACATCTATAAGGCGCACGGCGAATCAGTTATCGCTGCAATGTCTTCGGGCGTTCCAGCGACACGATTCTTCCCAGATGACGCCGATAGCACGGCAGACGTTTCGACATCGAAGGTCTACTCTCGAGCGGCCGAGCTAATTCAACGAAGGAATAAGGCTCCATTACTTCTTACCAGAGCACTTTACATTCTCTGGAATCAGGGAGTCGTCGGGTTCTACAACTACGCGCGCACTGATCCGAAGTTAGGCACTGTCGTCCAACCTTTAACGGGATTGGTTCCTAAACAGACTGATGTATCCTATTGTCCACAATGCGGAAATGACATGTCCTCGCAGCAATGCGAGCACTGTGGATATCAAGGTCCGCCCGAGATGGATACAGTCGAGGATATGGTCCCTGGAAAGATTGGTGAGCAGGAAATCCCTCGAGTCACCGAGGATATCAAAGCTTACTCACCTCTGCATTTTCGTATTCCTCATACTGCTACTTCTCAAGAGGAATGTCCTTATATCACTCTCGACACTGAGCAGTTTCCTGGGATGGTCATCGCCGTCTACAAGGATTATGTTCCGAACATCCGAGACTTGGTCTCACCGACGAAGGATGATGAGAAGTATGATCGATGGGCGCGAAACCTCGTCAGCTCGTCAGGATACGCAGTGTCCGATATGGTCACCGTCCGACAGCGGTGGCTTCGTAGTTGGGCATTTGAAGAAATAGAGGATCAATCCATCAGAGATGGATTACTCCAGAAGTTTCCGAATGGGGTCTATTTCGTCCAGGCAGGAGATAACTTCCTCTGCGCGCAGGATGAAAATCTCGATGACCACTGGACGATCTCCATTTCCCCGACTTCCCCACATCTACTGGCGCAGGCACTTGGAAAGTCGCTCAAATCCATTCAAGAACTGACGAATGAACTCGTTACGATGACGATTGACAATATCGAACACGGGACGCCGATGGCTCTCGTTGATACCGATATGCTCAATCTCAAGAAGTTCAAGGATTCTCGTGTAGCGCCTGGTGCAATTTACCCAGTAAAGGTCCCAGCAGGACAAGACATTGGTCATTTTATCCACGAGACAAAGCCCTCTACTCTCTCCGACGAAGTTCGTTACTTTTCCGGTGAGCTTAAGGAGTTTGGACAGTTTACGTCCGGGGCTTTTCCATCTATCTATGGTGGTGCTATATCGAGTGGAAGCGGAACAGCCAAAGAATATGAGATGTCGCGTAACCAGGCACTCCAAAGGCTGCAAATTACGTGGAGAGTGGTCAACGAATGCTGGACTGATATGATTTCAAAGTCCGTTAAGGACTATCTGGATCATCTCAAATACGACGAGCGTTTCGTTAAAGAGCATGGAACTTACGGATACATCAACGTCTGGATTCGTAAGTCAGAAATCACAGGAAAGGTCGGAGAGGTAGTCGCTGAAAGTTCCGAGTCATTCCCGATCAGCAATGCTCAAAAGAGAGATATGCTGATCAAGATGCTCGAAATGGAGAATCCGAATATTGATGCGGCTCTGTTCCATCCCGAAAACGTCGGAGCAGTCTCCGCTCTTCTCGGATTCAGTGATTACTACATTCCGGGTGATGACGATCGTTCGAAGCAGCTCAATGAGATTACTGACCTCCTGACGGCTCAGCCCATCCCGATGGGTATTGATCCGATGACTGGTCAGGTCCAGTTCCAGCCGACGATCATGCCGGACATGGATGTGGACGACCACGTTATTCACATGGAAACGACCAAAGCCTTCCTGGTATCTGAGACTGGTCAACTTGTGAAGCGTGAAAATCCAATGGGTTATCAGAACTGCCTGGCTCATTACAAAGCGCACGAAATGGGTCAGATGATGCAAGCTATCAAACAAGGAATCGGTGGAGTTACTCCTGGTAAGGAAGCTCCCGATCAAGACAATAATCCGAATGTTGAGGCTCCTGAGGGAGTCGAGAGCGGAAAATCCTAAGGAGTTATTATGTTTGGCATTGGCATCGGTTTCCTCAAGTTTCTCCAGCCCTTCTATGATGAGGAGGGCGGCGGTGGTGGAAGTGTAGAAGCACTGCCGGAAGTTCCATCTCCATCAAGTGATGATCTCGAAGCGTTAGCTGGAGATGACGACGATGGTGATGATGGCGACGATTCTCAGGGCGATGGGGAGAAAGACGACAAAGACGTCGACGACGAAGAGGACGAAGACGAACGAGTCGATCGAGGGCGAACTGAATCCAAGGACGACAAAGAGGAAAAGCCCGACATCGAGGAAGAAGACAAAGAAGATAAAGAAGATAAAGAAGAGAAGGAAAAGCCCAAGGAGAAAGACGATGAAGACACGAAACGCATCCCGTCCCTGAAAGCTCTCAAGACGGCATATCCCGACATCTTCAAGAAGTTTCCTCACGTCCGAACGGCAATCGCGGAACATCAGCAGTTTCGTTCTCTCTATTCATCCGTCGACGAAGCAAGAGAAGCTGCTACCTCTCAAGACAATTTCAATACTCTCATCGATAAAGTCGTTGATGAGGGTGATTTCGGATTCCTCTACGATGAAGTGAACAAAGCTGATTCGAGAGCCGCTACTCGAATGGCGAAGAACATTCTCCCGGCACTTCTGGAGCGTAACAAAGATCTCTACATGGACGTGACTGACGTCCCTATCACGCAGTTCGTAAGTGCTGCATATCGCAGGGCAAAGGCTGATGGAAACAAAAATCTCGAACACTCGGCGCTACATATTTGGAAGTTTCTCGGTCGTGATGGGGTGCCTTCTCCTACTCCGACAGCTACGGAAGACCCGCGCGAGAAGGAATTTCAGGATCGAGTAAAAGAATTCGATAGTAAGAAGTTCGATGAGGCGCGCGTTTCAGTAAATCGTGAAATCACCTCGTCTCTGATGAATTCCATCGGTCAGGCGATCGATCCGAACGATACGCTGAAAGAGAAAACAAAGAACGCACTCGTCGCTGATGTCCTTCGTGACATCGACCAAGAAATCACCGGAGATCAGAATCACATGAATCGTGTGAATCGTCTCTGGGTCAACGCTCGACGGTCATCATACGCAAATGGGCATGTATCCAGGATAACAAACGCGTATCTGGAGCGCGCCAAACAAATCCTGCCCAAACTTGCACGTAGGATTAGAGAGGAAAACAACATCAAGGACGATCAAAAGGGCACACGGAGTGATGACCGACGTCCTGTAGATCGTCAAGACAAGCCATTTCCAAGACCGCACTCTGGTGGGCAATCTCCAAAGCCGAAGACTATTCGGGCCACCAATCCCCGACGAATTGATTGGAACAGAACTTCGGACGAAGACATTCTCAGCGGAAGGGCGAATCTGAAGAAGTAGGCAGGAAAGAGACGACTTATGGCAATGACAGCTATTCAAGTCGTCGGCGCAGAACTCGAAACGGTGGACGATCGTGGTGCGATCCCCACTCTTTTCGAGCGCGAGGATACGTTCTATTCTTTCATCGAGAAGCGGCCTGTTCAGGTTGTTTCCGAGCGACAGATGCGTATCCCGCTCGAACTCAGACCGGGCGGAAAGTTCGGTCACTTCGATTCTGACGGCGGCGACCTCGGACGCGGTGAAGGTCCAGTGTTTGACAAGGCCGTGATCGATACGGTCAACCTCAAGCACGCAGTAGAGTGGACAAAGCGTGCAGAGTGGGCAACGGATGACCGGCGCAAGTCTGTCGTCAATACCCTGCGTCATCTGCTCGCAACGTCGATGGCGGAGTTCCGTCGTAACGTCGATTCCCTGTCAATGCAGGGTGGAGACGGTGTGCTCGGAACGGTCGGAGCAGTTACCAATGCTGGTGGCTTCGACACGGTCACGTTGAACGTCGATGGTTTCGGTGCGCGTCTGCTGCGTTACGGTCAGAACATCAACTACTACAATTCGACTCTGACCACGAATCGCACTGCTGGTGCCGAAAAAGCGATTGCGTTCTATGATGGACCGAACAAGCAGATCAAGACCGCAACGACAGCCAATTTGGCACCCGGTGATAAGATTGTCGTTTCCGGTCTGAGTGCTACGCCGCCCGTCAGTCTGCTCGGCATCCCGTATCACCACTCCAACGCATCAACGGGGAACTGGCTCGGTTTCGACCGTGCGCTGACTCCTGAAGTGCGGGGGAACGCTGTCAACGCTTCTGGTGGATTGGCTCTTCCCCACGCTCGTCTTGCGATGAACAAGGTGGGCGATCGCGTCGGAATGGGTAAGGGAAAGAAGGTTACAGCATGGATGCATCCCGCACAGCTCCAGGCATATGAGGAGCTCGGGATGCTCGCGTCCGTGATTAACCGCAGTCCCAAGGGTGGTGAGTCTCTGGATATGTATTTCGGCGAAAACATGACGATCGCCGGAGTGCCCATCAAGACGCACTTCTCGTGGGATAAGACACGTATCGATTTCATCGCGAACGATGCGTGGGGTCGTGCAGAGATGCATGCTCCTGGGTTCTACACCGTTGATGGACGGCGAATCTTCGAGATCAGGGGAACTTCGGGTGGAGTTGCTACGAGCCAGGTGTTCTACATCGTGGCAAGCTTCAACTTCTACGTCCGAAATCCTGCCGAAGTCGCCTACATCTACGGGCTGACGGTTCCTGCGGGTTATTAACGACTTGCAGGTTGGGGGAGGGGGATTTGAGTCAGAAGCAACGAGTTTCTCTCCTCCAATTTTAAGTTTATGGGAAAAGTTACAATAGCACCGTGGCAGTCGGAAGCCAGAGCGATTAATTACTTGCTCGAAGTCCGTTACGGCAAAGACGAAGTCCGAAACAAACCTCGTTATCGTGTTTCTTGGTCTACCAATGAGACTGAACGACGTTTCGGCAAATATCACGTTTACTACATGGGACACATCTTTCTCCGTGAAGAAGTTGGAGAGTTGGAAGTCCCGAAGTATCCAAATCATCAGGATACATGGATATTGGAGCATTTCGTTTATTCTCCAATCGAGGAAATTCCAGAGACGAAGAATGGACATTACGAGATCTTGTATCCATTCTTGTCTCCAAAGCAAGAACCTCTCGAACCGCTGTTCCGAGTTTGTGAGATTGTTGTCTGGATGCATCGGAATCCGCACAAACCTGGTGAACTGCGTAATATTCTAGAGGAAAGAGATAAGAAGCTCTTTGCATCAGAAGTTGCGTATTTCAGGGATGTTCTTGATGATGAGAATCGTTCATGGCTTTGGACTGATCCTCATGCAGTAGTTACTGTCCCAAAGAATTATGAACGTCCAGTAGGTCAATCAAAGATCATCATCCCCGGAGTCATCTCCGGAACGAAGGGCGAGTTGTAATGCAGAATCAATCTGATCAGCTAAAGGCAACGGTCATTTCCCTATTTCCTCTGGCAATTGCAGAGCAGAAACCGGGACTCTATCCAGGCTATTATGTGATTCCAGCCGCACCAATCGGTGGAATGTCCTGGCTCGTAGTAGGTGATGCAGTCTACTACACAGAGACGAAGAACGAACAGGTCCATGCAATGCGAACAGCGTATGACACGCTTGCTGAATCAATCGTTCACGACTTCATGACCAGTCATATCGGTCGTATTGTCGGATCTGCCGAACCCGGTCTGTTCTGGGTTCCCGGAGCGTTCTATTCGGAGAAGGAAATTCGAGATCTCTTCGGCGTCATGGTTGACGAGGCTGAGATTCGTCAGAATAAGTGGTTCGAGGAGCTGGTAAAGATCGCAGATGACACGTATGCTCGAACGCAGAGACATACGAGTGTCAGCAATCTCCAGCGACTCGCCGCTCAACGAATCAATGCACAGCGTCCTTGGGTTATCCGAACGGGTGACTCTAAGAATACCTGTATGTATTGCAAAGCTGAAGTCCCATTCGGTGCTGTGAAGTGTCCAAATTGCCGAGAGATTCTTGACGTCGTCGCGTATAAGGAACTCAAGGCCACTATGGACGTGGAATAACAGGAAGTGTTCAAGGATTGAACGGTAATGATTACTATCCTCATCGTCGTTCTGTTGATCCTTCTACTTGCTGGACCCGCTTACTCCTATCGATCAGGATGGGGTTATGGTCCATCGGGGTTGATCTTTGTCGTTCTCCTTGTTCTGCTGATTTTCCTGCTCCGAGGTAGGATCTAATGCCCTTACTCGCGTCTGAATGCATGGATGAGAGCGCATCCGTCTACCTTAATGATGCCGCTAAGGTCAGATGGACGTATGCGATTCTTCTCCCATATCTCCGTTCGGCGGTCGGAGAGCTTCAGGCAGAGCTGGAATCGAACGATCTTCCCTCATTGTATGAGATTGCCGTTGCAATCCCTGTTGCTGTTGGAGAGACTGAGCTTCAACTTCCGAACGATTTCGTCCTTCCCATCTATCTCGATGAGCAAGGTGCGGGCGAGACGAAATTCACGAAGGTGAATGAGGTTACGTGGGAACCTGATACGGCTCCAACGTCAAAACTGGAAGCATTCTCCTTTCGTGAGAGCAAGATTCGTTTCATTGGTGCTACGACTCCAAGGACCGTTCGTCTCCGCTATCTTCGATCATTGAATACTGTAACCAATCAGAGTTCAATTATCGAATTGCCAAATGCAAAGCAGTTTTTGGCAGCTCAAACGGCAGCTCTCGCATCTAACTTCGGAGGAGCAGCGACTAATCGAGCTACTATGGCTTCTAATAAAGCGGAGTATTTCAAGAAGCTCGTAATCAGCTCATTGGTCAAGCGGTTACAAGACCGGCCAGTCAGAAGGAGAGGTTATCGATGGCAAGCACGGTAACAGAACAGAGAAAACTTCCGGGACTTCGTCACATCACGGTTCAGGGGACGATTGTCCTCTCTGGATCTTACGTCACTGGAGGGGAAGCAGTCAATCTTCCCAAACCCGGAACGACGAAAGCTCCATACAACGTCGACCTCGAAAGCATCAACGGGAATACGGTCGTGTGGGACCATACGACAGGGAAGATCAAAATCTTCTCAGCTCCAGGAGTTGAACTTGCTGCTGGAGCGTATGCTGCTGGATACACAGGTGATGTGATCCGGTATGAGGCGACCTATCCAAAGTTCGGCTAATGCTTGACGAACTAGAGTCGACGCGCATAACGGATTTCAATGGCCTGTATGCTCGTGGTCCAGCGGAACGTGTTCCGGAAGACCACTTTCTAAAGGCCAGAAATATTCGCTATCTCCCAAACGGGTTTGAGACTCGTTATGGGACGTCTCTGTCAATCTCAGTGCCAGGCGGCGTGCGTCGATTCTTTCCTTATTCGATTGAAGGACAAGCCGATCGAATCATCTACTTGGATACAGCTGGACGAATCTTCGACAGTTTGTATCCAGGTAGTCCGATCTTAACTATCTCTGGGATGACAGATTTCTCGATGGTCGTCATGAACGACCGAGCATATCTGTCTCCTCACGATGGAAAGACTGGACTCCCAGGTCAGTTCGTTCATGTTTACGTAGGAGCTGGAAATCCCGCTCGTCTGGCTGGTGCTAATCAGCCATCTGGTTTTACGTTAGTTGCTCAAGACTCAAGCGCATCTGGATATGTCGAGGTTGGACTCCATCTCTATGCTGTCGTCTTTGAGACTGAGAGCGGATTCTTAAGTCAACCAGGTCCGATCATTTACGCTCAGCATACATCAACCGGGTCATTTAAGACTCACATTTCCAATATCCCAAGCGGTCCAGCGGGGACGGTTGCTCGTCATATCGTTGCTAGTCAGGTAATTCCTGAGTATGATGGCAATCAAGATGGGATTGAACTGTTCTTCATCGAGGGAGCTGTATTACCGAATAATACGGCTACTGCGATTGATGTAGAGTTCTACGATTCTCAGCTCGTAAGGTCTGCAGATTATCTCAAGAGTCAGATGGCGTTGATTCCTGCCGTCTTGGGATTCACGACCTTTGCCGGTAGTCTGGTCGGATGGGCGCCGAATTTGGAGCCATCGTCCGTCTACCTTTCTAAAGCTGGGGAGCCTGAGAGCATCTCCCTTCTCAATGGTGGAATTGAAGTAGATTCGAGTGTAGGTGGAGGCGTCAAGAACTGTGTCGCATACCGCGGCGGCACCCTAATGATCCACAAGACTAATCGAGTCTATTCAACTTCAAACAATGGTGAGGAGCCTGCATACTGGGATGTTCAGGGTCCAATCGATATGGGCGTTGGATCGTCTGTATTCGGTGTTGCAGCAATTCTTGATGAGGAAGGGAACACAGTAGATCGTTACATTGTCGCCTCGAAGAAAGGTATTATCGCATACAATGGCGACTTCAGTAACGTAATCACTGTCAAGATTGAGGATCTGTGGGCGAGAGTTACGAAGACTGCGTTCCATACGATTCAGCTTACGCTTGATCCAATCAATGAAGTCATTTACGCGGTAGTCCCTCTTGATGGAGCAACAAGTCCGAACGCTCTATTGTATTGTGATTACTCAAATGGAATGACTGTATTGGACGTTCGCTGGGCATTCTGGGAGTTTGCTAACTATCGTCCAACTGCCGTAGGAATTGACGTTGATGACGATGGTGAGCCAGTCTTAAAGATTGCATCCATCGATGGAAATATCTATTTCCTTGATGAGACTGAAATCAACGACAATCTGACTGCAATTCCTGATCCGACCTTTGAGACGGGACACATTGGTGATGACAAAGTCATGGTCCACTACTTTGGTGGAGTGCGGCTTCGTGTGACCGGGACAGGAATTCTCAACTTGTTCTTCCTTGGACTCGATGATACTGTCACCGTATTTGCTCCATCGATGCTTCTCAGTGCGACACCAGGTCGATTCCTTCAATCTGAATTCAATCTGCAAAGTCAGAAGGGAAGATTGAAAGGACTGACTGACTCATACGGAGAGAAGTTCAGAATCACGCAGATCAATATCTATCACAATCCATTCTGGGCAGAAGAACCTGCATAATGGCTGATCTGATCAAAGTTACTGACATCGAATTTCCGACTATCAAGGATAGGTCGGATCATGTCACTTCTCTGATTACTGGGCGTCAGAATATCGACCCAAAGTTGTTTGAGGCAATCACGATTCTCAATGATCAGATTAGTCGGATAACGCTTGCCATTTCTCCAATTGTTAAAGCTCTGAGCCAGCGTTCGGTATCAGCAATCTTACTTACTCCACCGACTGACTTTGGATATTCGATTGAAAAGGTCAGTATTCGTTTGTTCTGGACAAGACCAGAAATCGATGGAGTTCTCAACTATGAACTGCGTTTCGGAGGAGCTGATTGGGAGACTGCTGATTTCGTTTTAAGGACTCTATCGACTCAGGTTAACGTCGTTCCATTTGTTGGTTTGATTGGACTCTATCGAGTCAAAACAATGAATGACCTGGGTCAATATTCAGCAGAAGAAGCTTCTGTCACAGTCATCGTTACTGCTCCAGCGGCACCAGTTTTGACAGCTCGGACGATTGACAATAACGTCCTCTTAAGCTGGAATATCCCAAAGTCCGACTTTTCCATCAGTTACTACAATTTATGGAAGAATGCTGGATTGATTGGAACTGTTCGTGGTAACTTCACGACCTATTTTGAGATGGTCGGTGGAACTTACCTTTACGGCATTTCCGCTGTCGATGTAGCAGGTAATGAGTCAATTCGTAGCGAGATTCCAGTAACACTTGCGATACCGCCTGACTTTGTTCTTGAGAGCATCTACGTCAGCAATCTTGGTGCTCTTGATACGCAAGCTCATGGAATCTACATCGAGAAAGCCGGAAGTGTAAACGTAGCTAATTTTATCTTTGAGAATCAGTCAGGCTTCACAACTGATCCGACTCATATCTATCTTGCACTTATCCAGACGAGTTCGACTCTGATCAATTGCATTCGGACGCCTGGGCCAAAACTTCTGGCTTGTTGGTTGATAACGAATTGGCAACAGCATTTCACGAATCGCTCATGGCTTAAACCTAAAGATCAGATTGATGCTGGATATCCAATCTACATCCAACCGGGAGCACTGACTGGAAGCTATGAGGAGATCGTAAATTACGGGGCAGTCTTCCCGAATGTTATTGCAACGATCTCATGGAGCACTCAAACTATAACGAGTGAGAATATCAGTGTCATCGTAAAGATGGCAGCCTCGACTGATGGTGTTACCTATGGTCCTATGATTGCAGGTGCATCACAATACTTCGAACAGATTAGATTTCTCAAGTTCAAACTTGAATTCACAGCTGAGAGTGATCATGCTCTAGCTGAGTTCTTTAACGTAACCGTTTCATTGAACGTGAAGAAAGAATTGGATTCCGGCTTTGTCACAGCAAATGCCGGTGATATTGCTGGAACGACGGTTCTGTTCAACAAGAAGTTCAAGGATGTCGAGTCGATTACGTTGACAGTTGAAGCTAAGGAGCCAGTGACGGCTATCTACGATTTCAATGATGTAGCTAATCCGACGTTCTTCAAAGTCTTTGCTCTCGACTCAGCAGGTAATCGAGTTACTTATCCAATGAGTTGGAAAGCTCGGGGGATAGTCTAATGTGGCAGCGATGGAACGGAACATCTCACGTCTTTGAAAAGTCCGATGACAACGGGTCATCCTGGGCACCGTTGCCGCTCAGTGCTGCTACGATAACCGAGGGAATTCTTGCGGATGCTCGACTGTCTGCTAACGTAGCTCTACGAAACGCAAACAACGTATATACTGGTGCTGTCAATTTCTTTACAGGTGGCACTGTTGCTATTGGAACGGCAGTTAACCCATCAACATATGGTTCTACTCTAGAAGTTCGAGTTGGAACCGATATGAATCTAGGTATACGAAGCCTTGCAGGTATTGGTGGAGTTGGGACAGGTGTAGCACTTGACTCACTAAACGATGGTGCTGGTGGTATTCAAAAGATGGGTTTTCGTGCCAGTGAATTTCAATTCCTTGGCAACATTTTGCAGACTGGGCAGACAATTACTCAAGAGCTTGGTATTGCTGGTTCAGTTTATCATAATGTCCGAAATACTCTTAATGGAGCCGGAAACTACGCACAATATATTCTGAACGCTTCGGGAAACTCATGGGCATGGCGGATGCACACGCTTGCTGGGAACAACAACGCCCTCGATTTGGTTATTGACGCGTTAGGTTCTCCAGTCGTTCGGATGTCGATGCAGACGAGTGGTAGTCTTGTTCCGGGTTCTGATAATTCGGGTGCCATTGGAAACAGCTCTTTACGATGGAGTCTTATTCGTGGTGTAACAATTACTCCAGGCGATTTAACCTTCGATAATGGTTGGACCGTTACAGAAGGTGAGAAATTAGGGCTTGGTCCTGGACTTGCATTTCTCGATGCCGATGAGAACCTCGTTGCTTTCGTAGGTTCACAGGGATTTAAGGACGTTTCTCAAATATCGGCTCGTAAGACTACTAAAGCTGAGCGACGCGACATGAAACCTACCAATCATCAGAGCTTGCTGGAGGCACACATTGGCGAATAACTCTGCGTCACAACAGGCTCTTGCTGATGACCCGACATTTCGACGTCGTGTGAAGGATGCTTTCAGTCAAGTAGCATGGGAGATCATTGGCGAAGATCCGGAGACTCCTTATCATAAAGAGCGGGATGAGTATGCACGACGAACTGTGCTGCTCAACCTTGATGCAGTTACCAGTCAAACGTCACCCTGGTTAGTGAATCGTCCCAATCTTGTTGCATTTGAGACGTCATATAACTTCGATGCGCGCGCGACCGTGACGGCATCGGGAGACGCTGACATTCGTTCCCAGATCCACAGTGATTGGAACGTGCTGGCTGGTGTAGTCGAGGAAACTCCGAGTGGAGAATAAAATCGAGACTTCACCCGAAGAACTTTTTACTCTTATTGGAGAGCGAGAGTTTATCAAGTTCAAGCTGCAGCAGGAGATTGCCAAGCTCTACAAACAAATCGATGAGATGGCTGCTGAGATTACGAGACTGAAAGAGAAGAATGGCTAACTGGGCAAATCCAACCGTCACGACGCAGTATGACGTCTTCGTTAATGAGGCGAAGGATCGTGACGTCGATGTTGCGACGATGTTTTTGAATTCTGCTTCTCTTGTAACTCCACCAATCGGATCTATCAGATTCGCACGTCTGGGTGGCGGCCAATATAGACTACAGGAATGGGATGTTCCTGGAGCTTTTCTCGAGCGTTACCTTGGTGTGAGTGGTGGTGGGACTGGTGCTCAAGATGCAGCAAATGCTCGCGTCAATCTTGGCATTGGCACGATGGGCGTTCAGAACTCGAATACGGTTGTAATCTCAGGCGGAACTGTAGCTAACCTAAGTGGACTCTCATTAAGTTGCTCTATCGTATTCAATGCTAATGCAGCATATGATCTCGGGAGCAACGGTGCAAAAGTCCGACGCGGTTACTTCGCTGATGCGCTAGTTCTCCCCGTTGGTGTGGATAAGTTTGCCACGAGCTAATGGCTAAACTTCCCGGTTCCGCGTGGATTGAAGCTAACGATTTCCACTACATCGATGCTTCTGGTGTTGAGTGGTATTATCCTGGCACGCTTGTCGGTCCAAATGTAGCGATAGCAGGTTCTGCGTGGGTTGAGGGTAACGATCTCCATTATATTCGTGAGTATGGAGATTATGAGTTCATGATTGCTGGAGTCAATCAAGGATCACGTCCTAGCTCAATCTCTGGTTCAGTGTGGATTGAGAACAATCTTGCGAGCTGGATTGCTGTAGGGAATAAATACCAAGCCCACACTGACATAGCTCACATCGATGGTATTGGAGTTCCGCATACAGATACTCATACCGATACGCACTCTGACGGGCCTCATAGCGATACGCCACACTCGGATGCAGCGCATAACGATTACCACGGTGATTTCGGTCATCAGGATACTCACAGCGACGTTCCTCATGGTGATTCACATACTGATTATCATGATGATACAGGTCACACAGATACGCATAGCGATGTAGGTCATAGTGATACTCATGTTGATGTCGCTCATGAGGATCTTCATAATGATGAGCATGGTGATCTTCCAATCATACTGCATCATTATGACTGTCAGTATTATAATCCTGAGGGGCTTCCTGTGCTTCATCAGGATCATTCTGACACTCAGTTTAATGGGTTTCACTGTGATACTCACGCAGATACTCACACTGACGTTCACTCGGATGAGCACAGCGATATTTCACATAACGATTCGCACAACGACGTAGCTCACGTCGACAATCACGGAGATGGTGGAGCGCACTCGGATTCGGGACATGGAGATGCACATTCCGATAGAGTTCATGAGGATGGTCACATTGATTCAGGTCATGGAGATGCTGCTCATATTGATGCGGCTCACATTGACACTCATGATGACACGCATAACGATGTCCCAGCAACTCACACGGATTCAGCTCACAACGATTTGCCAGTTTACGTAGGTCCTTAATGTCTGTAGAGTATCTTCCGGTCGGAGTTTCCTGCAATCTCAAATGCACTTATTGCTATCAAGAACCCATGAGAGATGCCGGAAATATCAGTGTTCCGCTTGACTGGTCAAAAGCTAAAGCGCAGCTTGAGAAAGAAAGTGGAGACTTTTGCGTCTTTGGTGGTGAACCTCTTCTCGCAGGGATTCCACATCTACGGGAGGTTTTCGAGTTTGGACTTCGTAAGTCTGGGCGCAACTCTATACAGACTAATGGAACTCTCATTACCGATGAACACATTAAACTATTTAAGGAGTTCAATGTCGGGGTCGGTATCTCCATTGATGGTCCTGGTGAGCTTAACTCTCATCGCCACGGTAATTCTGTTCTTTCTACTGATGAAGGGACTCGTCGTACTCAGCGGGCCATTGAAGCTCTTTGCGCTCAAGGACGACCGCCGGGACTGATCGTGACGATTCATGCGGGTAATGCAGGATCTCCGATAAAGATTCTAAAGCTGCTCCTCTGGTTCGAAGCGCTCGAATCTATCGGTATAAAATGGATCAACCTTCACGTTCTCGAAGATGAAGTGAATGTTCATGGTCTAGCCATGTCCAATGAACGAATGATCTATGCGTTCACTGAGATCTATGAATGGTCTAAGAGACGGAAGGTTGAGTTCCAGCCATTCACGGACATCCATAGATTATTGCGTCAAACCGATGCTAATAAAGTTTCGTGCATTTGGAATAACTGCGATCCTCAGACAACGGCGGCTGTTCACGGTATATCTCCGGATGGAACGCGGTCGAATTGTGGCAGGACAAATAAGGATGGTGTTAACTGGGTCAAAGCTGACACGCCCGGTTTCGAACGCTATCTGGCCCTTTATCATACACCTCAGGAATTCGGTGGATGTGCCGATTGCAGATTCTTTTCACTCTGTCGAGGGCAATGTCCTGGCACTGCAATCGACCATGATTGGAGAAATCGAACTGTTCACTGTGAGTTTTGGTTTTCTCTCTTCAAGAGAATTGAATCAGAACTTGGAAACATGTCAGTTACGAGAGACCCGAAACGAATCAAGGATCTGGAGAATCGTCTCCTTGGTAATTGGGCGGGAGATCGAGGAACCGACGCTCATGGAGATAGTCCTCACGGTGATTCTCATGGTGATAGTGATCATGGCGATAGTCATGGGGATCATAACGATACGCCAGTCAATTGGGTAGAGAATCGACATGAAGCTGGACTTTAGTTTGCCCGAGTTTACACGAATCGTTTGGACATCTCCCCGTGCGCGCGAGGTGTGGGAGCCGAGGATTCAGGCAATCTCTCATGCATGGATAAGGATTGAGAGAGAAGCAGCTCTCAGGAAAACAAAGTTCGTTACTTTGCAGTCTTGCACTCCTGAGGAGTATCCAACTCTATCTCAATGGGCAACACATCATAGACTTGTTTGTGTAACTCTTGATAGACAGGGTGCATCTCAGGTCTACTCCAATGCAACTATTCCAGTTCAGCCTGGACAACCGTGGAATTATCGAATTGCCATTGGAAGGGGAGATGCTGTTCAGAGCTTCCTAGAGTTCTATCAGAAAAGCAATAACACAGCAATGGGTCTTCTCCTCGGCTTCCCTCAGTGCTGTTGTGATTTCTTCGAGCATTACTGGGTCGATAAAGGATACCGAGATCTCACTCCAGTGATGAGTAACGAGGGTCACGATAAGTATTACGAATGTAATATTCTTCTACGACATCTCGGAGTTCGTGCAGTTTCTCATCTTCCATGCTCTTTTAGGTGTCTGAATACAGTTGCGACTGCTCAAAATCTAATCGCAGTTGGACTCGATCTTGGTTTAACTCAGGAGATAGACTGGCTTGAGGAGATCTTGCGTTGGCCGATTCGATGGAGTTCTCTTCACGGAATTGCAATCGTAACGACTCCAATTGTGAAGATTATCAGTTCAACGACCGCGCTTGCAGAGAAGATGGTTATCGACATCAACTCAGACAGATATCCAGAGGAAGGTGCGACTGGAACCGAATTTCCATTCCAATCAGTAAAGCGTCTCGCTTTTCAGGGAATTGATAACTTCACCGATAATGGATTTACCTCTGAGAAAACTCAAAGGGAAGCACACAACGCCCTCCTCGGATTATCAACTAGAGCTGATTTCACTCAAGCGAAAGTTCTTGACCTGGGATGTGGAAATGGTCTTCTCTTGAAGAAGATAGTTAAGAACACTCCTTGGATGATTCCATGTGGCGTTGAGTGCGATGAGGATAGATTTGCTGCAACTTCTCGTCGATTTAAGGACGCATCTATCTTCAATTGTTCGATTTTCGACGATCACTACTGGGATGGGCCATACGGATTGGCTCTCATTTCCACTGCTCGATTCGATGACGTGAGTGATGAAGCTGTCGGGAAAGTTCTCATCAGACTGCATGACAATTGCGAATATGTCATTTTTTATGACTACGGCAACTCAAAAGAATTTGTAATTCCAGGCTTCTTTGATGTCGTATGCACTGCATCTGGTGGAGTAGCTAAAGGAACGCTAGTCAAATCCAGAAAGGAAAGTGCATGTCGAGCATAAACAGTCGGGGACAGATTCTACACGGGGTTGGTGGAGGGCAAGTCTCCATTGATAACGTCCCATTTTCACAAGGTGCGGCTGGTGGATGGGCTAATGATGACATTGCCTTCTTTGCTGATGGAGAGAATGAATGGGTCATATCTCTCTACGATCAGTTGACAAAGCAGCGGCAACGTGCTATCCTAGATTCAAACGATCCGTATTATGGATATGGAGCGAATGCACTCTACGCGGATGGAAGCATCTGGGCAGCATGGCTCAATGGAACGGGACTTTACTCCTTTAAGGGTTTTAATCGTCCTAGGGCTGGACTTCTTGGCGTTGGAGCTGATGGCACAATTGGTTATAAGCCACTTTACCACAGCAACGGCCCAAGTATCGCGCATGAACCTGATGAATCTGAGTGGAAGATTACAGATGGACATGCATCAGATTTAATGCTTGTTGGTAACAGGCGTGCAATCTGGTGTGAAAGTGGGATCATTCATGTGTTTGGAATCCCACAGCCAAGTCAGATTGGACGCGCCTGGTTCCCACATGCGTTCCTGATTGATGGTCGTTGGTGGGTCTCATACTTCTGCGAGGAGGCAGGAGTTGTTCTCCATCCGATAAGCTCCTTCTATGGATACACGATCTCACCGGCAGGCGTTAACTGCTGGCACAATGGACGTGTTCTTGCCAATGGAGTATTGCGTTTCGCACTGTCGAGTGGAGAGGGAGAACAGCCTGGGGAGGTGCGGGCATTCGATGTCGATTTCTCAATGCCACGAGTTAACCTCGCTCCTCCGGTTGCGCATAATGATGCACCTCCTCCGCACAATGATATTCCGCACAACGATGTGCCGCCGCATAATGACGTGCCGCCACACAATGATGTGCCTCCACCAGTAGAAGAGGACGATGAAATGCTAAAGGCTTACGGCAAAGTCATGGATGGTTTTCTCCCCGGAACTGAACATGACAACGGCAACGGCACGGTAAGTGTTCAAAAACCGAACGGTAAATGGCTATGCGTCACTCCTTACGGATCTCTTGAGGAACGTGACACGCCGGGTGGAGCCTGGGAATCATTCAAGAAAGGCAAAGGCTGTCTCATCGCAGAGCGTGATGGAGAGGATCGAGGGCCGCTCGTTTACGTGCTCCCGGCAGCGGAGACACTCGAATGAAGATTGATCCAGGCCATTTTCTACTCTTTGCATCGGATGTCAAAGGCACTGCCCCATCAAAACCTGTAACGTCGAGGAGTGGTCTCGTTCGACGTCATGGCCGTGTAGTCTATGATGATCTTGGTGAGTTCTATCCGCTCGGATTCACATACATGTCGTCGATGCAGTATGTCCATGAGCAGTGGGACCGATACAAGGCAAATCTCGAATACATGGCCGGGAAAGGATTCAACTTCAAGCGTCCTCTAACCGAAGTCAGTTGGCCTATGGTCAATGGATTCGACATGACGCTTGACCCACAGAATCAATCCTGGTGGCATGATACGCTGCGAAAAGACATTGATTACGCGTATAGTGTCGGGATTCGCAGTGGGATTACGTTACGTGGAAAAGGCACTAACGTCGATCATATGTGGCTTGCTAGAGAAGTCGCCAGTATTATCAAGGATGGTCGCGTCGATAAGGTGCTCTGTTGCGAGATGGAGAATGAGTATTCCAATGGTGGCGATCCACTACAGGAACTCATTGATATGGCAGACGAGATGGGTGCAGTCATCCCGAATCTACTGGCTCTTTCAACGCCAGGCGATGAGGATGAAATCGAAGAAATCTACGAGGCACTCAGTAGTCACGACCTCGATGTCTATATTCGACATCTTGCACGTAACTCAGGTGCTGATTATGGTTGGCGTGACGTGCGTCAGGGCTATGATCATCACAACGATAGACCATTCGTTGGTGCGAATTGGGAGCCTACGGGTCCAGGTTCCAGTGTAAGCCAGAACACGAATCCACTGCAACTTGCGATGTTGCGAGCTGTCTCCATCATGTGTGGCGCTCCAATCTTCGTATTTCACTCTGGGACAGGAGTTGGATTACCGCACGCTACAATTCCACGAGAGGATAATTTCTGGGAGATTCCCAACATCGACAATATCCTCGATGCAATTCGTAATGTCGCTGATTTGATTCCAGCAGGCGTTCCGAACTGGACTGTGGCGAATACACAGTGGCAACCTCCGAATCCAGTAGCTCCTTTCCAGCCGCATAATCACTGGGAAGGAGATCATGGCGACGGCGTGAATAAAGCGTATTCAGCACTTGCACCTGATGGGCGCATTATCCAGATGCCGTGTGGAGTTCGTGGTCATGCGCGTATGACTGCATCTTATCCACTCCATGATGTAATCGTTTATGATCCCTTAACGCTTCAACCCGTTAATGGATTACCGACTTCGTTCGATCAGGGTCAGAGTATGGATCTTCCAGGAGGTGGACAGGATGCAATGAAAGCATACATCATTCACGGACGTCGAGGGTAGTTGGGTCAACGATTTAGAGCGAGAGAATCAAATGAAAAAGTGGAAAGCTGCGACAGTCGCCCTGTTCATGGGCGCAGTATTGATGGGAGCAAAGCCCGCTCAGGCGACGGCTATTGACTTCGCGTTCACTACCAACTTCGGCACGACACCCACGACGGGCACGCTCTTGGGGCGATTGTCAGATAGTCCGGGTGGCGGTGATCTACTGCTGACTCTCATCGCAGCATTTGGTGCGGATGGAGCCAGTATCGACGCCGTCTATTTCAACCTGAACCCGGCGCTGAGTCCGCTGGACGTGACCTTTGCACTGGTCAACGATACGACGGGCGGCGCATTTGAAAGCGTTGACCGTGGTGTGAATGCATATCGGGCCGACGGGGACGGTTACTTCGACTTCCGTCTCAACTTCAGCACGGGTGCGAATCCCCCTCAGTTCGGACCGACGGATACAGTGAGTTTCCTGATCAGTGCTTCTGGGCCTCTGACACTGAATGAGTTTATTGAATTGTCGTTCCCTGGTCCGGGCAAT